ATCAACCGCATACTAAACTGCGCACACATCAGGCTCGCGCCAGATTCGCACAACATTCTACCAATCGAACAACTAAAGAAAAACTTTGAAAATAAAGTAAGTGGAATTTTCCTACACGACTATGACCTAGCTGGACTCAAGGCCTATGACGTAATCCTCGAACTCTCAAATCAAAGAGAACTCAAAGTTCGAGAAGGATTAAACCCATACCCAATCGGCAACAAATTCCCCATTAAGGTTTATTCGTCCGAAGAACTAGTCCAATGGTCAAAACTAACATTCATACCAGGCGCGCTGTTCTTCGAGTTCTGCGGCCTTATGGAAGATCCAGCACTATACAATCTCTGCTCAAATAAACGAATGGCTAAACAAATCTGGTATAACGTGACCAGTGGCTGTTCAACGGAGAACGACTTTTTTGTGAATCGTCTACGAAAAATTTTTGTTCAGGTCTTATTTTTGCGAAGAGCTAATATTAAAATTCTACTTACATATGACGATCAAATTATAAAGACAAAAGAACTACGAGATCTTATAGAGCTTTTGAATACTTGGTTGCGGTTTTCATATATGCATGACTTCGCGCCGCATAGTCAAAACCTATACAAGTTTTGTAGAGATAATGCCCACTTCCACTATACATCATGGGCATTTCAATCAGTAAATCTAAGCGTGGAAGAAATGAGAAATTCATTTTTATATATAAGAGTTCACGACTATGACCTATTCAAAATGTTTTATGAATGGGACGAAGTAAAATTTGACGGGAGGAAAATCGTAAATGAGTGGGAATGAAATTCAAGAAAAAATTATTGCAAACTTAAAGATTATTGCAGAAGAAGCAGGCTCCGGTCTTTTCACTCTCAGTAAGCGCGCACAGGCAGCCGTGGCAGAAAACGGTCGTTTGCGCGAGATTTGTCCACATGAGTTTGATGAAACAGGACATTGTATCTATTGCGATAAGGAGGCAGATTAATGAAGATAGTTATTTACAAGAAACAGGGATGCCCTAGATGTAAGATACTTTCACAGAAGTTAAAGCTAAAGGGTATTGAGTATGAAGAGAGTCTTGATACTGAAAAAATAATTGCGATGGGTGCAGATTCTTTTCCTCAGATGCAGATTGATGACGGACCTTTAATGGACCTTAAAGAAGCAAATGAATGGGTTAATGCACAGGAGGCACGTAAGTAATGGCGTCAATTAACATTCGACTAAACAAGAACTTTACTTCTCAGTTTAATAAGTATAATGATGAATATGGTGAAGAGTTCGCAAAGTTAAATGGTCTTGCAGATAGTAACCTTAGTTATACAGATTTTATTGATAACTTTATTGACTCCCAAACCGTAGCAGATGCGTCTATTGATGGTAACGCAAATGTTGGAAGTAAGGATATGCGCACTCTCATGAATGAGATGCCTAAGCCGCATCGTAAACTCCTTGCATACAATAAAATCTACTATGAAATAAATAAGAAATATGGCTTTAAGACTGCAAACGATTGGTTCCGCGCAGAGTGGACAAAAGCTCTATATATGCATGATAGTGATACCTCTACTTTTGTACATTATTGTTTTGCCTATGATCTCAAAGACCTTGCAGAGCGTGGTTTGTACTTCTTAAAGAACTTTAATAGTGAGCCGCCAAAGCACCTCTCAACCTTTGTTGATTTTGTAAAAGAATTTATTAGTTTTGCATCAAACCGTAGCTCTGGTGCGGTCGGCCTTCCGAATTTAGTTCCTTATATGTATTATTTTTGGAAGAAAGATTGTGAGAATGGATATGCAACCAAGTCTCCAGAATACTACGCACGCCAGCAAATCCAGCGCTTTATCTATGCGGTTAACCAGCCATATGTTCGTGATGGTATGCAAAGTGCATTTACAAACGTAAGTGTATTTGACGGACCTTATCTTGAGGCTTTGTTCGGCGGTGCCGAGTTCCCTGATGGAACTTTTATGATCGATAGTCTTGATGAGATTAAGGAATTTCAGAAAGTATTTATGGAAGTGGTTTCCGAAATCCGCCAACGCAATATGTTTACTTTCCCTGTATTGACTATTTCTCTTCTTCGCCAGAATGGAAAGTTTAAAGATGAAGAATTTGCAATTTGGGGCGTTAAACACAATATGAAGTGGAGTGATTCAAATCTCTTCATTGATGATAACGTAACAAGTCTTTCTAACTGTTGCCGCCTCAAGTCCAATATTGATGATCTCGGATACTTCAACTCTATCGGTGGTACCGCGCTCAAAGTAGGATCAGTAAAGGTCTCAACCATCAACCTCGCGCGAATTGCGTATGAGTCTGAGAATGAACGTGATTATCTCGTAAAGCTAAAAGAAATGGTTGAACTTGATTGTAAGGCACTTGATGTAGTTAGACATATTATCCAAAGAGATGTAGAAAAAGGTCTCTTACCTAATTTCTCATATGGCTTGGTTGACTTTGAACATCTATATAATACCATTGGAATTATTGGTATCTATGAAACAATGAAGAAATTTGGATATACTAGAGTAGATGAGTTTGGAAATACATACTATACAGAGAAGGCAGATGCTTTTGGAAAGAAAATCTTTGATGTAATTCATCGTACAAAAGAACTTTTCGCATTAGATAAAGACTATAAAATTAATCTCGAACAGATCCCAGCTGAACAGTGCGCGGTTAAGATTCAGAAGGCTGATGAAATGCTTTATCCTTCTCAGGTAATTAAGGATCTTCCGCTTTATGGAAATCAGTTCATTCCTCTTGGTATTAAGACAACTCTCCAAGAGAGAATCCGTATTGCAAGTCTCTTTGATTCTTACTGTAATGGCGGTTCTATCGCACATATCAATATTGATGCACCATTCGATAGTTTTGAAAAGGCTTGGGAGATGGTAAATTATATTGCTGACCAAGGTCTTACTTACTTTGCTTTCAATACTAAAATCCAGGCTTGTAAACATAATCATGGATTCTATGGAAGCACCTGTCCAATCTGCGGCGGTCCTGTGGATACAGAGTATACAAGAATTGTAGGATTCTTAGTACCGATCAAAACTTGGTCAAAAGAACGTAAGGCTGAATATGCTATGAGAGAATGGGAGAATATAAATGAAAAAGGAACCTAAACACACCCAACAAATTGGAATGACTGTTCAGATGAAAAGAGTGCGCCGTTTCGTCGAGAAAATGAAAAATCTCGACGATACGGATCACGTATCGTTTGAAATGATATTAACCGCCTTCTTCCCTAACGCCTGGAACAACATTATGGAGTATTCAAACAAATGTTATATGGAAGGATTTGTCGAAGGAAGAAGAGTTGTAGAGGAAAAGAAAGATGAAGATCAAGGGAATAATTGATGAGGACTTCGTTAATTATAAACTACCAGTAATGTATATTGCTTTTAATAGGTGTACATTCAAATGTGATATTGAAAATGGAAGCCAATATTGCATAAACTGCGGCCTCACCAAAGAACCCGATATAGAGATTTCAAAAGAAGCGTTAATCGAGAGATACATCTCCAACCCAATCACTAAAGGCGTCGTGCTGGCTGGGTTGGAGCCTCTCGATAGCTTTATGGATTTGTTTGCTTTTATTGATTGCTTCCGCCGCCAATATAAGTTAGATGATCCGATTGTAATCTATACCGGCTACACCGAAGAGGAACTAATAAATGGACAATTCAGTAATCGAGAACTCAAAAGTGACGAAGTATACGGTAATGAATGGAAAATGCTCACAAAGTATGGAGTCATAGTAAAGTTCGGAAGATTCCGTCCAAATGAAGAAAAACATTATGATGAGGTATTGGGAGTTTATCTCGCAAGTAATAACCAGTACGCAAAGGAGTTTGAGAATGAGCGTTCGTATTAATCCTGATGAACAAATCGCTAACGAAGCGCGCGAGCAGGTCGCCGCAAATGGAGGATATTGTCCTTGCGCGATCTATCATACAAAAGATACGAAGTGTATGTGCAAGGATTTCCGCGACAAAGTAAAAAGCGGCTATATCGGAGAATGTAATTGCGGCCTCTATGAGGCATATTGAGGTAAAAATGAAAGTAGAACTAATTCAGAAAACAGAAGATCCAGTAAAAACTATAGCTGATATTGCTTCAATTTGTTATGATAGCCATCCAGATAATCCGATGGGATTAGTAAAACACTTGTATAAGAATGGCCATCATAGCGTATTTGAGCACGTATTTTTCACCTTTAAGGTTTCAGGTATTTCGCGCGCGTGCAGCCACCAGTTAGTACGCTATCGCCATTGTAGCTTCACCCAAAGAAGCCAGCGCTATTGTGAGGAAGATGGGTTCCAGTATGTAACTCCACCCACATTAGACGAAACTACCCAAGCGGCTTTTGAAGTTGCGATGTATGAGTCCCAAGATGACTATGCGCGCTTAGTAGTAAACGATGTTCCAAAAGAAGATGCACGTTTTGTACTGCCAAACGCGTGCGCGACAGAACTTTATATCTCATGTAATCTGCGCGAGTTGATCCACATGGCTAATGAGCGTCTTTGCACTCGCGCGCAGTGGGAGATTCGTCAGGTGGTCGCCGCGATGGTTGATCTAGTTGACGACGAATTAAAATTTATGCTTGTACCAAAGTGTCAAAGCGGCTACATTATCTGCCAGAGTCCTTGTGGGAAAATTTGATTTTCTCACGGATTTCTGGTATAATATTATCATAAAGAGAGGGAAAGAAAATGATGATTAAATACTTCAGTCCGAATGGTGATGACATGATAGAATTCACCAAAGAGGAACTTGAAAAACTCTTAAATGATGTTTATGAAGAAGGCGCAACAAGAGAAAACTCTCCTACCTACGCCGAAATAATAAAAAGCGGACCAATGGTTTATAACAAAAACTTTGAGGGCGCGACTTACATCTATTGTACCGATACTGATAGTATTGGAAGAATTATATTAGAAAAAATAAAAGGAGAATAAATTATGCTATTGGAAACAACATCAAAATTTCGTGCGAACTCAGAAAACGAAGCTAAGGAAATGATCGAAGGTTTTCGTAAGGAGGCCGCCACAAAGGGATATGTAGTAAAGAAGGCCGGCTTTGAATATAAAACAAAGAAGGCAAAAGGCGAGATCATCGCGGAAGCGTGGGTTGTAAGTGTAACCCAGGTATTTGGTGATCTTTGGGAGGATTTAATTTAATGGCAGATTTGACAAAGAAAGACGCAGAGAAGCTCACAGAAGCACTACGTTCAGTTCTTGGAGATGAAACAAACGAATCAGAATTTGGAGAGCTTTTAGTTCGTGTACTTGCCATGGATGAGGATCAGTTCGCTATCCTTGCTCCTGGCATTATGCAGTCTTATCAGCAATCACTCAATAACCCGAATGATAAACTTGCACTTCTTCATGCTATGAATGTTACTGGTGCAAAGGCTGAAGACTTAACCGCTAACTTTATGGAACTTGCTGACGCGGTCGATGAACTTGAGTTCTCCGCACAGAAGCGCGACTTCATTAAAGAAATGCTTGCTTCTCTTGCTAACGCGGTAAATGATACAGAAGGTATTGCAAAAAGAAATGTTCCGGTTGCGATTGAGCTTTGTAACGAAGATGCAAAGATTCCGCAATATGCACATATTAGTGATTCCGGCGCAGATGTATATGCACTTGAAGATATTACAGTTCACCCAGGTGAAACAGTTCTTGTATCAACCGGCTTTAAGGTTGCACTTCCTCCGGGATTTGAACTTCAGGTTAGACCTAAGAGCGGCCGCGCACTAAAGACAAAACTTCGTGTAGCTAATACACCGGGAACTATCGATCAGGGTTATCGAGATGAAGTAAAAGTTATTATTGAAAACATTGAACCACCCATTAAAGATATTACAGTTGAAGATGGAAAAGTTACTTCAATTCTTTATGGAAGTGATTTTACTATCGGAAAAGGAGAAAAGTTCTGTCAGTTAGTTCTTTGTGAAGTGCCAAAAGCAGCTTTCTTCCGAGTAACAAGTGTAATGGAAGTAGATGAAGAAAATAGAGGCGGAGGCTTTGGAAGCTCGGGGTTAAAATGATTGAATCACTTGAATATCATATCACAGATCACTGTAACTTAAACTGCGCGGGGTGCTCTCACTTCTCACCTCTTGCAGAACCTTGGTATGTAGATTGGAATGAATTTACGAATGAATGGGATACAGTTGCTAATAGTGGTCTTAAAATTAAAAGAATTCGCGTACTCGGCGGCGAACCATTACTTCATTCTGAACTTGGTAAAATGTTGGTTTATTTAAGATATTTGTTTCCAGTTAGTGATATTAATGTAGTAACAAATGGTATTTTACTAAATAAGAAAAAAGCTGAATTACTTCCTATCTTTATTAAAAATGATATTTCAATAACTATTAGTTACTATCCTGGATTGAATTTAGATTATGACGATATTCTATCTGGTTTTCCAAAAATAGAAGTGTATAATAAAACTGGTTTTTGGAATATCTCACTTCATAAAGAGCCGGATTTTGATAAAGAACTAGCATTTTATAATTGCTTCTCTGGTTCAATAGTAAAATGTAACTTCTTACGAAATGGACGTATTTATCCTTGTTGCGTAATTCCAAATTTACCCCATTTTTTCAAATACTTTGACGAAGCGGCCGCCACGTCTTTGGCAAAGATTCCTATTGAAAAAGGTGGTATTGTAGTTAAAGACCATACACCAGAGGAAATAGAAAAGTTTCTTAATTCACCAAATGAATTTTGCGCACATTGTAATGTAGTTAGAGCTAAAGAAGCGCTTCCGTGGAGAAGAACGGAATATAAAATAGATGAATGGATGGAATAAAATATGAAGATTTCTCTAGTAATCCCTGTACATAATCTCGAAAAGTTTATTGAACCTCTTTTGTGTTCGTTAAAATATCAAATTTATGACCATAACGAAATTGAACCGATTTTTATTTGTGACTGTTGCGAAGACAGAACACATGAAATAATTGAAAACTATCTAAAAGATAGTTTCCCGCATATGAAGATTGTAGATCGTCAGCATAAATCTAGCGGTTTATCACGAAATGATGGAATCGATTTAGCAACAGGAGAATATATTTGGCTTCTTGATGGTGATGATTGGTTAATTGATAACCATGCAATTTTAAAAGTAGTTCAATATTTCACGCTTAATCCAGAAGAAAACGTTGTTCATTTAGAGTGGGCACATAATAACTTTCATATTCCTAACTATGCATTTACTGTTTGGCAGTGGGTATTTAGTGCAGAATGGGCAAAAAGTGTAAAGTTTACTTCGCGGCCTTATGATGATGATGTAGAATGGGTTAGAGCTTTAATGACAAAATACAATTTTAATGGATGTGGTAACATTCTTTCACCACTTTATTTCTATAATTTTATGCGAGAGGGTTCGGTAATGTGGGAACGCCTCAAGGGAAAGGAGAATGGCACGGATTAAAATAGAATCGATTGCAGAAGAACTAGCGCCGGAAGGCTGGAAAGTTCTCTCAACCGAATATCAAAACCTAGATACAGAAATGGAATTCATTTGCGCGGAAGGGCATAAAGTTTATGCTCCATGGAAGAAAATTCGTACAAAGCGCGAGTGTCCAGTCTGTAAACAAAACCAATTCAAACAAGTAGGAAATATAATAAAGCCTAAAGTCAAAGGTGAGAATAGAGTTCTCGCCTTAGACCAGGCTTCTCGCATTTCAGGATTTAGTATCTTTGACGGTGACAAACTTAGTAGTTATGGAACCTACGAGGCTAAATGTGAAGAAGAAGGAAAGCGCTGTCATGAAATTAGAATATGGTTAATGTCTATGATTGATAACTGGAAACCAGATTTGATTGGAATTGAAGGAATCCAGTATCAGGAAAAAATGGGTGTAACCACATTTCAGACACTCGCGCGGCTTCAAGGAATTTTAATTGATTTGTGTATTGAATTAGATATTCCTTATGTAGTATGTCCAACAAATACATGGCGCGCGCACGTAGGAGTTAAAGGTCGTGCGAGAGCAGATAAAAAGAAATCAATGCAACTGATTGTGAAGGAGACATACGACGTGTCAGTTTCAGAAGATGAAGCGGACGCGATAGGAATTGGAAAGTATGTAGCAGAAACGCATAAAAAGAAAATGGAAATCGTAAATTGGGAATAAAAAAGGATAGGCTTTAAGCCTATCTTTTTTAGTTTACCAGTCTTGTTTATTTGGAACATTAGGATCATCTATTGATGATATGACTGACTCATAATACGTCCAATTTGCATCATTTTTATAACTCGTCACTAAGTTAGCTGGTACATAAATATGTGCCGGAATTGTATGAGGAGTAGGGAGACCATCCAAATATCCATTTCCACCAATCGGTACGACCCCATTCTCATAATACAAATAAATTGATAAATTATTTAAACAGCCGTATAAGCAGCCTTCCTCAAGAAAATTACATTTTTTTCCAAGATGTATTTCTGAAATACCCGTCCATCTAAAACTAAGATACGGTAAAGAAGTTATTTCTTTTAAAAGCGCCCCATATGCCTCTTTAGTTTGACCAACACCAGAGTTCTGATCTTCAAAACCACGAAGCCCCATTGAAGTACATGATGGTAAGTCAATCCATATCTTCCCATTTATGAGCTTACCTGGAAATATTTTTGAAGAAGAAAAACCAAGTGCGCCAACAGTCTTTAAATTTGGCATATTAACTAATACTCGATTCTCGCCAGTATAAGAACCAGCTTTTTCAAATGCACTTTCTCCGACAGTTTCCACTAGTGGAAAAATATTCCATTCATAGGCAACTGGTTCGTCAGGAGATCTTACAAATTTAGCATCATAAAACGCTCTCGAACCAATATTCTTCAGTTTTGGAAAATATCCATATGAGATATCACTATCCTCAAAAACTCCATAATCATGATCTGCATCTTGTGGTTTTTCTGGACAATCCTCTGCGTCGGGCAATTCTTGTACTTTTGGTAAGTTGATTGCGCCCTCAAAATGGGCATTAGCAAAAGCGCCAATACCAACACTTGTTACATTTTGAAAATTATGTGCGTATTCTGGCATTTAATTTTCCTCCATTTAAGAAATTCTTACCTTTATTTGTACTGCATTTTGTTGAGCCTCAAAGGTTAAAGTAAGACTTCCACTTGCTACTGTCTTCGTAGTCGGGTAGACACCATCAACATCAACATAAATATCGAGAGTGCTATTTGAAGCAATCGCCGCATTTTGAATTGTTATTGAAGTGCTGCCTGCACTTAATGTGTCAGTAACTTCTACCCATGGTGTAAAACCGCTAATTGTACCGGCACCACCATTAAGTATAAGTGTTGGACCTGTTGTATTTGTGGAAACTAATCGATCGCCAACCACTCTAAATCCACCAATTTCACCAATAATGGAAGCACTTGCATCAATACTTCCTCCCTCGATCCTAATATTCTTTGCCTCAACTGAACCATCTGCATAAACAATAAAATTATCACAAGCATTAATAACCTGTTCTGTAGAAGGTGAAGTTCCTGGAATATTACCATTGATAACAGTGGATTGTTGGTTTATATAAGGTCCTACTCTTAAAACACCATCAAGTTGAATATTACCATAAGAGTCATTATGGAAGGTAGGACTTCCTTCATTGTCATAAATTTCAATACCATAATTCACATTATCAGAACTTGTTGAGATATTTCCGATTTTCAATCTTCTGACTGGAGAAGAGGTTGTTGTATCAGTAATAAGAAAATCATTTTCAGATGAAATTTCGATTTTTGTCTTATTGGTTATAGTAGTGCCACTAGTAGTTGTTCGATCAGTATTTAAGAAGAAACCTTTCCAGGTTAGACCAAATTGCCCTTTTTCCCAAACAGAATCTTCTGTAGTTGGCTGCCAATCTGGACTAAAGGAACTATCAGTGGTTTTGTTTACTCCGTAAAGTCCAAATCTATCAAATCTTACGAACTTCTTATCATCTACAGTTTCAACATTACCGGAGCTATCTTCTGTATAAGAATATGCATTAATACCACTATGATCCCAGTTAAATGTTGGATATTCTCCACCCATAATACTAATACGATCCGTACTAATAAGACCTGGTAAAATAGATCCAATTTCTGTACCCTTACCAGTAATCGCCGGACTCCAGTGACCGCCGCCATCTTCGGTGAAAGAAATACCAGAAGGGGTAATCTTTACGATCTTTGAAGGGTTCTCCGGGTCCATAATCATGAGACCTTCTTTTGTAAAAAGAACGGTATTATTATCCGCGGCCCAACTAAGATCTCCTGTTTGGTTGATACTATCTTGGAGATTATCGCCTTTGAGCGTGCCACCATGTGTAAAGTTATTTACAGTGTTGTCGTATGCACCGCTTGAGAATTGAAGTGATTGTGTTGCGGCCGCGATACGTTGGAATAGGTCTTCAAATTGAGTTTTATGGTTTTGAACTTTGATTTCATCGTTCTGAGGAGCATCAAAGTTAGATGTTATTTCAGAAATAATAACTTCTTCTTTATATGGAGTAACTTTATCTGCTTGGTATCCAAAAAACTCGGTATCTTGAACATATGCAATATCACCAAGTCTAAAGATTTTATTTTCAAAACCTTTTATAGAGCTAATTCTAAATACCGCAATATTGTATGTGATTTGCGGACGAGATGAGGTATAAGATGTACTTAATGCATCAAAGTAGTAAAGATCATCATCATAGTATTGATCGGAAGTCCAAGTACCTTCCTGGATGAAGTGTGCATACTTTGAAAAGAACTTATCATCGATCTGTTTAATCAATGTAACACAACTACTTTGAATTTGTTCTTGCTCTTGAATGATACTCTCAAGATCACTTATAAGTGCAACAATATTACTATACTGTGCTTTATAAACTTCGAGCTGGCCAGAAAGGCTCCACATTGTTTCCCATGCGTTGTGCGCGGTTACATCTCTTTTACCTCTACCGTCTAAGTATTCTTGTACTTTATCAGCATCAAAAATTTGATAGCCTGCATAATTAGCTAAATCATTCTGAAGTGATTCAATTTCTTGGTTGGTAGACTTGATCGCGGCCTCAATAAATTCTCTTTTTGAATCTGCCTTTGTATACTCAAGATTCTTCTGTAAAAGTTTTTGAGTCGCCGCATCGTAATCAGAATTAAACTCATGTAAACGTGTATAATATCCAAGATATATTGCGCCATCATCAATAGTATATGGATCTGCTGGTGTATAGTACAAATCATTCATAACCATATCTTTAGATAATAAGTTATGAGAGAAATAATAATCAAAGTTCAAGATGTAGTCTACCATTGGATAGTTATCTTTCGCGCGGGCGATAGAACAGAATCCATCTTTACCGAACTCGTTATTATTTTGAGATACAATTACTTTTGATGTAATTGTATCAGAATTGATTGTACGAGAAATAGACTTGAGGTCAATTCCATAAGTAAAGCAAAGTCCATTATTCTCACCTACAGTGTTTAGGAAGCGAATGTATTTGACTGGTTTATCATTTACGCGTTTTGTGCGGCCGTCTGATTCATGCTCAATTACGAACTTAATCCAGACTTGGAAGGTTTCTGCAATAGACTGGAGGAGATTGAAGCGATTTGATTGCTTACCAGTGATACTTCTAATCTTTTCATATCTTCCATTCGGGCCGTATTTAGGAACTATTGAATTATCATCCAAGAAATCTTTAAAGTCTGCCTCATTACCACTGAAAAGATATACTATATCTTCAATATTTTTAATTTGGTCATTTGGCTGATAAATCTTCCAAACCACATTTGCAAGAGAATCAGTATTAAAACTACCAGGATATACTATAGCATTAGCCATAGAAGTATTATTGTCGGCGCGCACATACCAATAAGTATCATAATCACCAACATTCAAATTAGGAGGTGTGTGTCCACTGTTCGCGCGGATACATCTATAAATTTTGTAGCTACTACCATTAGTTACTTTTACATAGTCATTTTCCATATAGGTATGACCAGCATCATAATCCTGAACAATTGGAGTACCCTCGGCACGCTTAAAGAATTGAACATCCTCAATCCAGATATTTGTAGATGGCGGTGCATCTGGGAAGCGATCGGCCGCTCCATTATTATCAAGGAAGAAGCCATAACCATTTTGTTCTCCAGCAACAAATTTAGTTATATCATTGTAACTAATACTTTGATTACAGGTCATTTCATAACTAATCCAATCACCAAACTGCGTTGGATTTGCTACATCAAATAAAGAATCTCCAACTAAAGTGTAGGCTCCATTCACAATTTTATACTTAAAAATTTGCGGCTTTACATTAATATTACAATGAACCTGTGTACCATGATCCGTATGTTCCAAATCACAATATCCACCAAATGGATCATCAAAACTATATTCTGGCTTTCCACTATCATCTTTTCTAGCCTTTATCCTAAAGATATATCTTTCACCTTTTGTAAAACCATTAGGTATAAAAGTATGGAAATCACTTAAACCACTATTAAAAGCCTTTACGCCCGCGGGCAAGTAAAGATATCCTTTACCATCATAAGGCGGTGGATTTTGTTGACCATCATAATATTCTTCATATTCTTTATGGGTTGGACGTAATGCAGTTGATGCATTATTATAAATCCAACCAAGC